ATCGTTTCCGCTTCATGGACGTGTTGGCCCAGGACGAAAGCTTGATTCGACCTTGAATGCCAGGCGGCTTGCCCTCAGAGACGAGGTAAACGGCCTCAATCTGAGGCCTCGAAACCCCCGTTATCGTCGCGGGAGCAACAAATGAGTATATCGTCCATTGAATGGACCGAGCACACCTGGAATCCAATTGTGGGCTGCTCGATCGTCAGTCCCGGTTGCACCAACTGCTACGCCATGCGTATGGCCGCGCGGATCGAAGCCGCAGGCACGGCACCCCATTACGCCGGTCTCACCAAGAAGGTCAACGGCAACGCCGTGTGGACCGGCAAGCTCGCGCTCGCGCCTGAGATCACGCTGACCGAACCGCTACGGCGCAAAAAGCCGACGATGTATTTCGTCAACTCGATGGGCGATCTGTTCCACGAGGATTGCCCCGACGAATGGATCGATCGCGTGTTCGCCGTCATGGCATTGTGTCCGCAGCATACGTTTCAGGTGCTGACGAAGCGCGCGGATCGGATGCGGGCTTATATGGCGAACGTCGAGCGCGAAGCGTATTGGATGAACGCCGTCGCGGACCTGTTCGAGATCGATGGTTCGCTTCTCAACAGATGTTATCCGATCATGGGCCAGCGCGATCCGTGGCTTCCATTGCCTAATGCCTGGCTCGGCGTCTCCTGCGAGCGCCAAGAGGAAGCCGACGAGCGCATTCCGCTGCTGTTGCAGACGCCGGCAGCAGTGAGATTCATTTCGGCTGAGCCCCTGTTGGGGCCGATCAAGCTGCATGAGCGCATCGGCGACGACTGGCTGGCGAGCGGCTTGAGCGGCGAGCGCAAGGGACTCGATTGGATCATCGTCGGCGGAGAGTCAGGACCCAAAGCGCGCCCCATGCATGCGCGATGGGCGGCAGATATTCGCAATCAATGCCGCGTGGCGCGCATACCTTTTTTCTTCAAACAATGGGGTGAGTGGAAGACGGTTCGAGAAGCGCGATATTACGACGTTTGCGAAGCGGTGGGCTTCGAGCGCGTCGGCAAGAAAGCCGCCGGCCGTCTCCTTGACGGCAGAGAGTGGAACGAATTCCCCTCGGTCAAACAGATCGGGGCTGCGGCATGACCGACAACAATCCCAGCCGAGGCCCAATCGAAAACATCGGCCAATATCGCTGGAGCGATCAAGAAATCGCCATCGCGCGCGCTCTTTGGCAGCATCACATCGTCGATGTCTACGGCGAGGACGAGGACAATATCCCCGCGCGCGTGCTGGCGATCCGCGATGCGCGTCGTGAGGCGAGCGATCAGCGCAGCCTAACCGCAATGATCTTCGGCGATCCGCCCCCTGGTTTTTCTGCATTGGATTGCGAGGCGATAAATGAAAACCGGAACGACCGAGCACGTCGACATCGACGAGTTTCGCGCTTGGCTGAGCGATGCTCCAGCTGGAGATCGCGTCGAATACGCATGCGGCGAACTCTCGGTCACCACCGAAAGTTGTCAAGGGGGGATGCATCGGAAGCAAGCGCTTAGCGATTTACGCAACGCCATCCAAGAGGCGTTCGATGGCGGCCAGATCACGCTGGCTCAGGTCGCCACGAATGAGCCCGTCACCCTATCCAGCCCGTGCCGCCGCTTTCGCTACTTCGCCATCAAACTGAGCGAACGGCGAGAGCGTCGATACTTCTCGACCAGAGAATACGAACTGAGGGGGAAAAACCACAATGCCGCTCTGGAAACAATTCGCGTTGAGCATCAATGAGCGCGCTGCGCACCATCATCGATGCTGCGGTCGCAGACGCTATTGCCGCGCATCCGAAGTATTTCACGCCGAAGGGCGCAGAATTCGCGCGCACCGTCATCGTGCGCAAAATCATGGCTGGGCTGTTGCGCGATGACGGCGACGCGCGGTCGTCGGAGGAACCTGCCGCACCAGAACAACCGACGTTTTTCCGCGCTCCAAAGAGCAGCCGCGAAGCCCGCGGCTACGTAGCACTGCGCATTATCGCCGGCGCAGTGCCGCCGCAATTTAACGTCGACGACATAATCATCATGCGATCGGCCTATCGTGAGGCCGTCTTTGCGCTCGCTGATGTGTCGCCGACCGATCAATGGCCCTTCCTCACCGATCGGAAAATGATCGCCGCTTGGAGCGAGTTTTTTCGTGAGACCTTGGGCGACGTTCCGCGCCGCTCGATCTTCCAGATGCGCGGTGATGTGAGCGGAATTGTCATGCCGAGTTGCTGGCCGCCGCGCAAGGACGGTCATTTGTATGACACTGAGGAAGAAGCGGCATGAACTTGGCGCGGGTGTCGTGGCATATCGGAGACTATCTCAGAGACACCAGCCACCTACGGGCGGCGGGGCACGGTGCCTATTTCCTGCTCTGCCTTCACTACTACGCGAACGGCAGCTTGCCCGACGACGACAGGCAGCTTGCGACCATTGCTCGAATGACCGACCGGGAATGGCGAGAACACAGGGAGGTAATCAAATCCTTTTTTCACGACGGTTGGAAACACAAGCGCGCCGATAAGGAGATCAAAGAGGCGAACGAACGGTACGAGAGGCGAGCATTGGCCGGCAGCAAGGGCGGCGCGGCTAAGGCATCAGGCCAGCATTGCTCTAGCAATGCTACAGCAATGCTACAGCAACCTATAACCCTATCCCTAGATGAGAGAGATGATAGAGGACGCGCGCGCGTCGATTCCGAAAACCTAAAAAAACCGCTCCTTTCGCAAGAGGCCCACGCTTTGGCCGCCGAGTACCGCTCGGCGGCGCGCGTTGATCCTGACGATCACCGTTGGGCCAGCCTGGCCTACACCGCGCAAATCTGGATCGAGCGGCGCTACGACCGCGCGCTGCTGCTCAGCACCGGCGCCGACATTGCCGCGCGCAAAGGCGACAAGCCGATGTCGTATCACACAACCGCTGTGCAGAATGCGCATGAGGATGTTGAACGCCGCCGCACTCAGCCGCAGCCAAAAACTCGCGAGATCAATCATGCAAAAACTCCCGGAAATAAGCCGTCGGATTGGCAATCTCGTCGAGACGCCACGCACGCAGCCCTCACAGAATTTCTCGCCGGAGATGGAGAGGACGAGGCGCGCAGTGCGGATGTTGTTCCGTTGGTGCCGCATGCCCGAAAACATGGGTGATCCGAAGGTCTATCTCGCTGGTGCGGTTGCAATTGTTGCTCAGTATCGACCCGAAGTGAGCGAAATGCTTGCTGATCCACGTATCGGTACGCGAGTGCTCGGTGATTTCCCAACTCTCTCGCGAATTCAGCGGGCCTGCGAAGAACTGAGCGCTCCGATCGAACGCGAATGCGAGCGCGAAGCAGCGCACCTGAGCCACATCGCCGGACTCTTGCCGCGGCCCAAGCGAACACCGGAGCAGCAAGCCAACATCGATGCACAAGTAGCGCGAGCAAAGACCGCACTCGCTATGCAAATTCTCGAAACAACACACGAAAAAGCATGAGAGGGGACGATGCTGATGATCCCGGCCAACGACAGCGGCAATCTCCAACAGGTTCGCGATGCGCTCGAGCCACCGACTGAACCGAGGGTTAAGCAACCGTTCCCATTCCGCGATTGGTATATGGCTATCGTGCGGCCGAACCACGAACAGGACGCCGCCGATAGCTTTCGTCGCAACAACGTGCGGGCATATTGGCCCAATTACGAGCGCATCCAGACGCTTCGGCGGCGCAGCAACGGCTACAAGCCTGAGATCCGGCTGATCCTCACGTCGATCATCCCGGGCTATGTCTTTGTGCCGACAACTGGCGACGGCGCTGCCGAGGACATGCAAATGCTGATCGAGCGCATCAGTGGCGCCATCAACATCGCGCGCACCTACTCAGGCGACCCGCTGTTGCTGAGGGAGGCTGATATCGTGACGATCCGCGGTATCGAAGCAGGACTGAACACCCCCGCGCCCGTGAAACCCGTCCACCCCGTGCCCGTGAAACCCGTCCACAACTTCAAAAACGGTGAAAAGGTGCGATTTACCGACGATATCATGGGTCGGTGGCCCATAGGCCGTATCGTGAGCCTTGCGCGGGACGGCCGAATCGGAGTTGAAGTAAGCCTGATGAGGCGGAAGGTCGTCGTCACCGTCTTTCCGCATCAGATCGAGCGAGCCTAGGTGTCGCGCTGCGCCTGAAATGGCGAGCATCCCAGCCTAGAATCGCCGACGGCGCTCCGATAAGCGAGCGCTTCAGAGGGCCGATTAGATCGGCCAGTGGCTACGCCATCCCCTACCGCCGCGCGCTTAGCCGTCACGGGTCCTCCCTGGCTTCGCGACTAATGCGGGACCGCAAGGCGCTCGATTTTGCCAGTCAGGCTGTAGCGCTTTCACGGTTAACAGCGTTCACAGCAATGCAACAGGACGTTAACACGCCCCGAGCTGTGATGCTTTCGGTCGGGGAAATAGCGACGAGAGATGGCGTTTCGAAGCCGGCTGTGTCCCGCAAGGTCAAGCAGCTCGTCGAAAAGCACGGTTTGACGGTCGAGCGCGATGAGCGCGGTCGGGTGAGCCGGGTTAACGTCGCGCAATACGACCATCTGCGCCAGCGCACCGACGATCCATCGAAGGCGCAGGCGCCAAAGCTCGCGCCCGATCTGCCCAATCCGAACCAAAGCTACGACGAGGCGCTCCGCCAGAAGACCTGGATCGAAGCCGAGCGTGCGCGGCTACGGCTCGAAGAAGAGCGCGGCGAACTGGTCCGCGTTGCCAAATTTGCAGAGGCCGCGACCGTTTGCGGCCAGGAAATCGCCCGGATCGAGCAGCGGCTCGTAAATCGGGCCGACGAGCACTGCGCGATCGCTCTGAAAGAAGGCCCTCACGGGTTGCGATCAGCATATAGGGCCTGGGTCGAAGAGCAGTGCACGGCCTTTGCGGACGCGATGGCGCGGCTCGCAGCGCTTGAGCGAGAGCGCCAGTCAAAACCAGCCTCGGATGACGCTTCGGCCGAAGAGGCGCTGCCGCTGTCGGCATGAACGTTCACGTTGGCTTTCCGTCCGAGAAAGGGATCGCAGCGTCTCAAATCGAGATCGGCGTTCGACCGTCGCCGTTCATGCGGCCGTCGCAATGGCTCGGTGAGAACATCGAGCTCGTTGATGGCGAGCACGCCGGCGAACTGTGGAGTCCGGACGGCGCGCCGTACCTTGCCGAGATCGCCGATTGTCTGACCGACCGGCATCCATGTAATCTGGTCACCGTCAGGAAGAGCATACAGACCGGCGTTTCGATCTTGGCACTGGCGTGGTGCCTCTACATCGCTGATCGGGAGCCGGCGAACACGCTCTATGCGGCTCCCTCGATTGATGCGCTGCGCGATCTCAACTCCGGAAAGCTGCAGCCGCTCATCGATGCGTGGCAGCGGCGCATCGGGCACAAGGTCATCGTGCCGCAGACCTCGCGATCGGGGTCCGGATCTTCGACTTACGAGAAGGTTTTCAGCCGCGGCCGCCTATTTCTCGGCAATGCCAATGCGGTGATGGACCTTTCGTCCAAAACGATCAAAAAAGGCGTCAAGGACGAGTTGTCGAAGTGGAATACGCTCGATAACGGGTCCGATCCTGAAAAATTGTTCTTTGGCCGCTTCACAGCGTTCCGGCGCACCAAATCGTACAAAATTTTCGAAATCTCTACCCCGGAAGTCGATCTCGGCGGTGATGTCGACGGCCATTGCCGCATCGACAAGTCGTTTCAGCGATCCGATCAGCGTTATTGGAACTGCACCTGTCCCGAATGCGGGCGGTTGTTTGTTCATAAGTTCGATCGCCTCAAGATCGACGAGAGCCGTCCGCATCGGACGGTTTACGAATGCTTCTGCGGGCACTTGATCAGCGAGGCCGAGCGTATCGTTGCCGTCAAAGGCGGCCGCTGGATACCGAGCCTCGAGGACGACGTCGCGCGGCATCCCGGTTTTCACGTCGACGCCTTCATCTCGCTGATGATGAGCTACGAGGCGATCGCCGAAGACTGGATCGGCGCGCAGAAATCCGAGATCGCCAAGAAGGACTTTTCGACGACGGTCCTGGGCCTGCCGCACAAATATGTCGGCGATGCTCCGGATCATATTCGCCTGATGGCGCTACGCGAGGACTATCATCGGCGAAGGATACCGCCCAACGGTTTGATCCTGGTCGCGGCGGCAGACGTGCAAGCGAACGCGATCTATGTCGAGGTCGTGGCCTTCGCTCCGGATCGTCAGTCGTGGGTCGTCGAGGCGCTCGTTCTGGACGGCGATACGTCGGATCCAGAGCAGGGCGCCTTCGCCAAACTCACGACGGTCTACGAGACCGAATGGCCGGATAGCTTCGGCGGCCGCCGGCGCGTTGATGCCATGGGCGTGGACTCAGGCTTCCGCGCCAATGTTGTCTACACCTGGACCCGTGGCCGGCCGAACACGTTCGCTCTCAAGGGCGCCGACGGTTGGTCTCGCCCCGCCATCTCTTCGCCATCGCTGGTCGACGTCGATCTCGGTGGCAAGAAGATCAAACAGGGCGCTGCGGTCTGGACCGTCGGCACTTGGTCGCTCAAGGCGCTGTTTTATGCCGACCTGCGTAAGAAACGATTGGCCGAAGGTGCCGATGCCGAGCCCTATGGCGCCTGCCACTTCGGCAAATTCCTCGACGAGCCCTATTTCGAGCAAATAACGGCAGAATATCTCGCCGAAGAGGCTTTCAAGGGGCGGACGCGGAAAGTTTGGAAAGAGCGCCACGCCAACCATTTTCTCGACTGCCGCGTCTACAATCTGGCCATCGCCGACTACATCGGGCTCACGCGGATGACGCTCGATGAGTGGAAAATGCTGGCGAAGCTGCGCGGCGTTCCCGAAGATCTGAAATCGCCAGACCTCTTGGCGCCAGAGCCCGTGAAGATCGCCGCGGCGAGTGCTCCCGAGCCCGCGCCGCAGCGGCCGCCGGCTCAAACTCCCGCGCCACCGCGGCGGGCATCGCGCTCAAGCTACATGGGTTGAGACGCATGGGCACTCCACTGCCGACGCTGCCGCTGCAGACGCTCTATGCGCAACTCACCGCGATCGATACCGCAATGGGCAACGGCGTGCTCATGGTCGAGCACAATGGAGTTAGGGTGACTTATCGCTCGATCGGGGATCTGCGCACCGCGCGCGGCGCTGTTGAAGAGCAGATCATGCTTGCCGGCGGCGCCGGCGTCGTGCGGTCGTTCCCGCTGCGGTCAAGCAAGGGACTGTGATGCGCAATCCGCTGCGCGTCGTCGGTGCGGCTGCGGCGCGCGCCGTCCGCTCCAATTTCGGCTGGCCGTGGGGCGGCGCAGCGTGCTCGGCCTGTGCGACCCCCAGGATCAGGCTTCCCGTGCTGCGGTGTCTTGCGACACAGCAGCCGTACTAACCTGCCCGGGCTGAAGCCCAGACCGAATAACCAGTGCTCCACTAATGAGCAGCCACCCCGGAACCGATGTCCGAGATGTGGCTCTGGACGCGGTGGCCGGTCGGCCATCGCGCCAGTTGCTCCTTAGAAAGGAGGTGATCCAGCCGCA